CCGCCGGTCCGTTCCTCCCCGGACCCCCCCTTTGGGGGAACATATCGAGTACAACCATTCATATCATTATCTAAGAATATAAAAATTAACAGGAAAACGGGCAAAGGCAGAAGCGAACTGACGACTAAAGGACTATGGACATACCCGGTGTCCACTCACTCGGTTTCAACTCTGGCACGGCCAGCATACCACACGGGCCCCTCCCTCCGGGCCTCCCTCCCTGTGTGGTGATGCTGGTGGTGCCAGAGATTGAACCGGGTGAGAGGACACCCAATTAAAGAATATAAAGATAAAAAAAGAAAGGATTGACAATGATAAAAAAGAACAGCATAAAAAGAAAATTAAAAGCAATGAGATATATGCCAAAGCGATGGATAAACATATTAAAATGCCCATGGGCAGATCCATGGCATAACGGACCAGAGCATGAACACGGACCGTGCCCATCATGTGCATATGGGTTGCTACCTGATACATATGATAAATATAATGTATAAAATAAGCAAGAAAATATTAGAGGGCATAGGGTTAATCATAGGAGGAATTATAGGAGTACTATTTATATGGATGCTCATGTGGACAATGTGGATAATCTGGGGATAAACGATCTCCTATTCAGCGATTATGGAACATATCGCGAGGTAATAAAAGAATGCGAAAGCTTACAATTAGTCCAAACAGCAACTACGACGAGATCTCGGTGGAAAAAATCGATACTTATCGTCGGACAATTGATGACAATGGAGCCGTATGGATCGAAGTACAAACACGACAAGGAGGACAATGGGAAGATCTAGAAGAAGCCAATAAATACCAACAACGAACAATTCGAATTAAGCTAGATCAAGACTCAGTATTAGCACTTGTGGATGGAATTAAAAACGCATCCCATGAATCGAGGATAACGTATGACGTATAACACCAATGTATATGATCCAGATGATCTGGTCGAAGGTGCAGCGATGATATACATCGTATCAGCATCATTGACTCATATCCCAGAAGAAGTATTCGATGGATTAATGGAAGATCCTGAAAAACTTAAAGCCATGCTACGAATGTACAGCCAAGTACTAATCAAAGGCATGATTGAAATGGGATTCGATCATGATGATGTGAAAAATCGCGCAGAAGAAATGATACAAGAAAACGAGGATGAACAAGACTTAGAAGAACTTAATGAAAAAGCAAGAAACATACTATCCTCAGTAATACTTGACGATGACACTGAGCATTGAAGGTATAACAACTATAGCTCAACTAGAAAATCTGATAGGAAGGAGAATCGGACACAGAATAATAGATCGAGATAACGAATACAAAGGCGATGAATATTACAAACGCAAAGCCTACTGTATAGAAGGCAAATTCAGAAATGGAGGAAGTTGGTACGCAGGAGTAATGATATATAAAGGGAAAATAATAGGGATGAAATATCCAAGACAAATCAAATGGAAAGAAGAGTGGAATAACCAATGACGACTAAGCTACAAAGTATCAACCTGAATATGGGAGAGTTCTACGAAACACAGAACTTAGAACAAGGAGAAACCGCAGCTAATCCCTATCACAATGCAATGACCTTACAACATGAAGAACCCATCGCATGGGATATAAGTCTGAGTCGAGTCAAAACGTCAAGCGAGAGTGTCGAAGTCAGAGTATATGCCCAGACTGAAGGTGAAGCTATCGATATAGTCACACATCACATCGATCATGACACCATAGAGGAATTAGAAGGAGGATACGATATCGAAGAAGATTATTACAACGATGAATACGACCAATGGGAACAAGTGACAACTCCAAGTAACCCATTCTCAGTAGATAGAGATACATACAAAAATAGACAAGAAGCATTTACAAACCTTGAGAAATGCAGAGAGGTAAACCCGCACTTACATGAATAACTATATCAACACATCGATCTACACAGGTAGCGATGATGCACTCACAGTAAAGCTACACAATACAGAAATTGTGAAGATTTACTCGATCAATACAAATCCACTAAACCAAGTACACAGTGGAAAAATCAAACTCAATCATGGAGGTTGGAAAACAGTAACAACCAAGAAGCGAATGAATGAAGCGTCTGACGCATTTATGCCCGGAGGACTAGGATTCAGAGTCTACCAAAAAGACTTTGAATGGTACATCGAACGAGACAATGGTGATATCTATCACTGGGAGGGACAATCGATAACCTTTAACGCAGATCCAGCGACAGTTAAACTAAAACAACGTAACGCCGCCGAAGGTGGAGGTTGGTATATGGAGACTGATGACTAATGATTGTAACAGATGACGACTGCTGCAAACTTATTCTCGAAGAAACAAACTTACAAGAAAAGAAAGCAGGATACATAATTAAGTTCAAACAATTATGTGATGATGACGGATTAGAGAACTACTGGTGCTTAACACATAAGGAGGCAAAAGCCGTAATAAGAAAGATACTGGAAGAAATCTAATGGATAGAAACGAAGAGAAAGTCATAACTGCATACTGGAGGTTAGAAAACAGAGCAGCACATATATATGATCAAAAAATAGAGATCGATCAAGAACTGCGAAATGTCGAAAGAGAGATCATGGCATTTTGCGAAAAATACAACGATGTCCTTGAGGGGAACGTAGAAGGATATATCGTTCCTTCTTCGAATTTTAGTGGAAAAATACCTACCAGCGAAGGAATACGTGATGATTGAAACAGAAGAACAGTATATTGAACGTCTAGCGCAAGAAGATGAAGAACGAAGATGGAGAGAAAAGAAGAATATCGAACGAAAGAACGATGCAGAATGTTATAAAGGATCATACTGGTTAGGAAGTATAAGGGAGTTAATCGACGAAAATGAATAAAACCCAAGTGCAAACACCAGAGAATATGCAAATCGTGGAAGATACAATTGAAACAGCAATCCACGGAACAAGCTATGAATGGATAGCAATGGTAAAGCATGGAGGAGCCGTACCATTAGAAGATGATAGACGATTAGCAAAGATAGTAGCTGATGGAGATACCATCGAAATACGACCAGATGGAGATAATATCTATTACCCATTAACGAGATCAAAAATGATGGATGCCATCGCCGACTACAGCCTCAAACACGGATATTGCAAACGATGTTTCCAAAGTGAATGCGATGCTGATATGGCCGATGTTATACTCCAAGACGCATTATTTGGAGAATACCGATATGGATGATGAACTAAAGATTCCTGAACCAATACCACGATGGCATCCAAACAGAGATAGTGGATGGTACGTAATAGAAGAATACGACATTACAGAAGATAAATGGCGTATAATTCACAGAACCAAGAGCGGACGAGAGGCAGAAAATCAATTAATACTCGACCCAACAAGAAAAATACGAATGTACATAGAAAAAGAGGAGTAGCTATGTATGGGAGAGCAGTAACATTAGATAGGCTAACACCAGATGAAAAAAATAGCTTAAGAAAACATATGTTCAAAAGATGGGAGTATGAATTTGAAAAACACTGCAATAGACAATTAGTAGAACTATTCGTTGACGAAGGTTCAAGCGGAGGAGTAGGAGTAATCCTCTACGATGGAAAGGAATATTGGTGTCCATTTTATGATGACAGCGAACCACATCTACATCAATGGATAGCAAAAACAGGGAGTAACTATGATACATATGATCAACTCACAAAGGAATTCTATGAAATAGAAAACCACGAACTCGATGTACTAGAATGGCTAGAAATGGCGCTAGACAACATCGATGCAGCAACAAGTGAAGAATACTGGGGAAATCACGGAACAACCGTTCCACTCATAATATAAGGGCAGCATGAAAGAACTAAACGATACACTAATGAATGATATGGAAGAAGTCGCAGAGAGTATTAACATAGCTCCAACATGGGAAGACTTGTTAGTAATAATGTTACAGATGTACGCAGACACATCTTACGAAGGTCAGGTAGAATTCAAGAATAATATCCAATTAGCAGGACAAGTCATGGATAGATTATCAGGATTAATTAATGCCATGCAACCAGTCATTGAAATTGCACAGAAATCAGATCTAAACGAGGAGGACGCTAAAAAGATCGGAAAACTTGATAAGCAAATATATAAAATAATTGAACTAGTAGGGAGAAATAAGTGAAAATAAAGATTGAAGATCAAAAGAAATTAAAAGCACTAGAAAAGTTAATTGGACCAATAGAAAAGTTTGAAGGCACATATCTAGGAAAATATGGAGCCAGACTAACAGCAATATCACCAAAAGGATTAAAGCAATCTATAGAACTATCCTGTGGAAGATTAGGAGCTTACGATAAATACGCAAAGATAAAGAACACAATGACATATGAAGAATACTGTGAAAATATAGGAATGGATTGGACACACTTGATATCAGCAGGATTAGAAATGCCACATAAATGGTACAGGCATAATTGAGAACAACAAATGAACCAGCAGACCCAAAACGGGTACGAATTAAGAGCATATATTGTTGCTTAGTATGCTATATAATAGGACCAGCTATAATCATAATAAGCGTAATTGTGCAATAAAGAATAAAAGAATAATAAGAGTAGCAGAAAAGAAAGGAGGAAAGACAGGTCAGTCATTTTGACTGCAACCGTTCGTACCAAAAACTACGATAGGATATATATAGGAAACCCGGCATCGCGCAAACTCAAATGCCGATTGACGAAGGAGGGAATACTATATATACATTGGGCACTACCCCCCTCACCAGCACACATAATATTGACTACAACCATCCACGGGAGGATTTATGACTCACAAAGAAACAGAACAGGTATACCGAGATCTAAAAAGTCGAGTAATGGGCTTCCTACATGTGCATTATCCAAAGCTCTCAAGACAGGAGCACGAGGATATTGTGCAAGATACCTTTGAGTTGCTACTGAAAAAGCCTGAAAAATGGACAGATACCGAGAGAGACTGTTTCCCGCTGTTGTGCGAAATAACAAAAAGACGGGCCAACGGTCGAATACGGCATTTACGAATGCGAGAGGGGAAATCAGAGAAAATCTTCAAGACGCAGGATAACCACGTCTTACCAGACCCAGCAACGTGCATTCCCTATGAACTTAAATCCGAACTAACGGATCGTCAGATCGAGATTCTCGTAATGAAAATGCAAGGCTACGAGTATAAAGACATTATGTCCAAACTCGGCATCGCCAAGTCTACGGTTAACACAACCCTCGATGTTATCAGGAAGCGTCTCCGTTGGAAACTTTCGTCGCATAGGCGTCTAAATCGCCCCACTCCCCAATATCAAACTCAATAACAAGCTGACCGGGAACTGACGCACGCCTGAATTCTCGCTGAACAATGACTTCGGCTTTCTTATCCGTTGGGCGCTCGACATACAAGCCGCACACAATCCAATTATGGAAGTTATTGCTCCCGCTTAAACGTTGACCGGCTCGAGATGTATCGGACTTCCCTTGCTTCTTACGCCAGTGGTGACAGACCACAACAGCCGCACTATTCTCTTTACCGAGCTTACGAAGCCAATTCAGGATGGGCCGAACCTCGTGGGCCTTGGTTTCGTCTACACCACCCAACATCGAATATAACGGATCAAAAATAACCAACACCGGACGTATACGGGCTACTTCCTCCTCCACACGTTCTAAATGCGCGGGATCAGTAAGATTAAAACCGCTTTGATTAAGAAATCTAATAGGTAAATTACGATTGGGCGCTAAGTATCTATCCTGCCCCTCACTCCAAATAGCCGGTGACGGAAATAACCCCCGCTCGCGCAGCATTTTATAAAGCAAATCAGGCAGATAATAATCAGAGTCATTCTCTTCCTGTACGATCAGCACTGGACCATTCCTATGCACATCATACTTACCAAGAAACGGCTCTCCACTAGCCACAGCAATTGCCATCTCAAGCGTAATCATCGACTTGTGACTCTTCGCCTCACCACCGACAATCCCCCACGCATCAGCGTGCCATACGTCCTTGATGAGCCATCCCGCATCCACAGGTTGCGTAGCCAACAATTCCGAAAGCCAGACGAAATCCGTCTCCTCTGGATGATCTTCGACAACCTCCATTTTACCCGACGGAAGCTCTGGCGAGCTTCGTCGGACACATTCGGTTAGTCGAAGATCCTCGTCGTTTCGCCCTGTGAATTTATTCCATGGGGAGGCTTTGAGGATGGTGAACGTCTCTTCCGGTGACATCCCCTCCTCCTGTAGGGTCGCTGCAAGCCTGAACAAATACTCCGACCTGTCAGCCCCGCTCGCGTATGGCCGGTTGATTAACTCTTTCGATTTAACCCCCGACCTCGTGATAAGCTCATTAACCGGAGTGGGGAGAGATTCTAGGTTTTTCCCCACATCTTCTGTAATGACCGCAGGATACGCAAAATGAAAATCGTTAACCGTGTAAGTGTGATGCTCGAACCAGAGTGACTCTACAACAGGACCACTCGGGTACTTGAAGTTTCGTGTTCCCGGGATACGTAACACCTGCGTGACGTCCCAGCCGCCCTTGTCGGCACCTTCAGCATAGGCCATGCGCTTGCCGCACTCAGCAGCGTCTTCGGCGGGGACCAGTTCACTGAGTTCCCACAACGCTTGGTATCGTCCGGGCGATGACTGCCACGCAATGGTTGGTCGTAGCTTAAGTTTCTCAGGGTGCACAAAATCTAGATCGGCCCACACCCATGTAACGCGCTTGGCGTTTTCTTGCCGTCGAGGACCGTTGAAACAGACGGGTGCGAAGTATACGTCGCGCCCTCGATCAACAAGGTCGCCGATGCTCAGTGGTGTAAGCATGTCGGGATGTTCAAGCCATGAAAAAGGCTTGTTCGGGTTGTTTGATGCGAATGAAGTGGGGTTGACCCGTTGTAAAAAGTTTTGCAAATCTGCCCTCCGGCGTGTGATAACTGGTATAATAGCACACAGGAGGGCAAAAGTGCGTAAATACTACGCGCCGTTGCAACTATACTATCATCAGGTTGCAGCGGCGCGGAAAATGTTGGATCAGGGAGGCTCAGGGCTTCTCCATATGGAGATGGGCACTGGCAAAACGTTGACAGCTTTGTCCGTGGCTGGTGCCTTAGCAGTACGCGAACAGATTGATAGCGTATGGGTATTCTGTACGAAGTCAGCGATTCCCGTCTGGGAAAAAGAGCTTACAAACTTCGGTGTTGACCATACTTTATCTGTGCAACTCGGCAAAGTCTCGACTCACGAAGCTCCATTCTACGGTAAGATGGTCCCTGTGGAGCGACCAATTTCTATTAATCTTGTTACCTACGACACGGGGTGGCGACGAAAAGCCATTCTCGACCAGATTTCACCACGAACGTTAGTGATCTGTGATGAGGTACAGAAGATCAAGAGCCCATCATCCAAGCGTTCACGCTTTTTACATCAGGTAGGCGTGCGTGCCGGGTATCGTCTCGGCCTCAGTGGAACACCTGCCCCGAAAGGACCATTTGATTACTATGGCATCTTCCGTTTTATTGACTCGAAGGTCTTTGGCACAAGCTACGGTAAATTTAAAAACACTTATGGCGTGTGGGCACCGTACCCCAGACACTGGCTCATGTATAACTACCAGAATTTGGACGAACTCAAAGCACGAGTACAAGCGTATACCTATTCTATTCAAAAGGACGGTTGCCTAGATTTGCCGCCAAAAACTCGGCAGATATTGGACGTCCCACTATCTCGGGAGGAGCAACGAGTATATGTCGAGTTGGAAGAGGAGTTTATTGCGTCAGTTGTCGAGGAATGTGAACGTACTGGCCTCTCAATGGAGCGGGTTGTTAAGGCAGACCATGTGTTACCCCGTCTACTCCGACTTGCCGAGGTTACCGCAGGATTTACACGAACTCCGTCTGGTGAAACCGTATGGGTGGGTGAATCCAAACTTAATGCCTTGGTTGAGCACCTCGAACCCTTACTGGAGGCCGGTGAGCGGGTGGTTGTCTTTGCGAGATTTCGACCTGAGATCGAGGCAATATCGGAAGCACTCAAGGACTCCCCGCTATCTAATGGAAAGCAAGTGGGGTTGGAAACAATCACAGGGGATGACGCTACACACGCTCGCCGTCGAAAAGTCGAAGAGTTTACGCAAAGCGAATCCTCAATCCTTGTCTGCTCCTTAGCCGCAGCCTCAGAAGCTATCGATCTATCGGCCTCAGCGTACACCTTCTTCTTCTCCGTCGATTACGACCTCTCACATGTCGAGCAAGCGGATGCTAGGAACGATAGAATCGGTCAGACCCGACCTATGACCACGTATTTTTTACAGGCGAAGAACACTGTGGATGAGTATATGTACAGAGCCGTCGTTGAAAAACGCAACATGCAAGATTGGATTGGAGGATTCATCGAATCACGTTATGAATGATCTTGATAAAATCAGGGCACATCATGCTCCTATCGTCATTGATATAGAAACCCCCGGACAGGTTGATGCTTACGCGCCTGATGCGCGGATATTAATGATTGGAGTAGCTCTTTCACCGACTGAAGCATATGTGTTCTCTACAGAAAAGGATATTCGACCCTTACTTGACGTGCTACAGCATAAGCCCCTGATCGCCCATAATGCGAAATTTGAGCGCAACTGGCTTCGCAAGGCGTATGGATTTGAAGGCTACTTCTATGTGGATACGATGCTGCTGGCCCATTATGTTAATGAGAAACAGCCTGTTGGGTTGGAGACGCTCGCACAGGAATTCTTTGATGCTCCGGCCTACGGTGAAAATATTGATTATGTAAACGAACCGTGGGAATCGTATGCGGCGTACTGTGCGGAAGATTGTAAATACACCTATGCGTTGTACGAGCTATGGAAGTACCGTGCAGCAGATCCTTACTTCTGTTTTATCATGGAGTTCTCTCGGGCTGTGTGGGATATGGAGTATAACGGTATTAAGTTTAGCGGCAAGGCTAATGCTGAACTACACACCTACTTGTTAGATCTCGAGAGGATGTATCAACCAGACGCGCCTGATGTGAATCTGAATTCTCCCCAGCAGGTTGCAAAGTGGATGGTCGATTCGGGAGTCCCTCTCACACATCGCACTGAGACAGGTAAGCTCTCGGTGAGTGAAGATGCCACGATGCACTTACGGAGTGAATACCCAATCGTAGACCAATATAGGAAATGGAAAGATATTCGCTCCCTGATCGTGAAGTACACTACTAAGTGGCCTGATTATGTGATGCCAGATGGACGTATTCACGCAAGTTATTTTCCGCTCACGGATACTGGACGGCACTCAGCGAAGAACCCGAATATGCAGCAGGTTCCTCGTGACCCGCAGCACAAGATGAAACGTGTGTTCATTCCCGATGCAGGTAATGAGATGATATCGTGGGATGCTTCGCAGGTTGAGCTTCGTGTGGCCGCTATTGTGGCCCCTGACGAGAACATGCGAAAATTATATAGAGATGGCGTGGACATTCATCAAGCCACAGCTAATACCATGGTAGGAGGTGAGGCCGATAGTGAAGAACGGCAACAGGCGAAAGCGATTAACTTTGGGTTCCTATACGGCATGGGAGCAACTAAATTTACCTCACATGCCTTCAAGGAATACGGAGCCGTCTTTTCTGAAAGCGATGCGTGGGCTGCTCGAGAAGCCTACTTCCGTGCCTACCCCGGACTTAGAGAGTGGCACGAGCGAACAGAGTACTACGTACGACGCAACCAAGAACTGACGACGATATTTGGACGGACTCGACATCTAAAAGAAGTGTTATCCGATGATCCTAAATATGCGTACCATGCGATCAGGCAAGGGATAAATTTTCTGGTTCAATCGCCAGCAGCAGATATTACACACGCAGCCTTGATTGCCTTACAAGACATTAAGGAGGCAAAAGTTGTGGCCTCAGTCCACGATTCTGTGGTCTGGGAACAGCCAAAAGGAACAGGAGGGGCAATAGCTGAAACCTTGATGGACAAAGCGATGGTAGTACTTGAGCAGTGGTTTGGATTCGAATCACCCATTCCCTTTGAAGCGGAGTGGACTATAGGAGAATACTGGACATGAGTGACGATTTCAGCGACACCCTTGGAGGATGGCGCTGTCCAGAATGCAACAGTTATCTTGAACAGGATGATAAATGGCTATATTGTCTAAATTGTGGGTATGACGAAGAAGAAGAAAAACAAGACAACGAGGAAATAGAGTAATCTGTGGTATAATGCTAGTCATATGGAGGGCAGCACTATGGTAGAAACGTCGGTACGCCCCATCGCGATATCCCCGACACGGGCATTTCAGCGATGTAATCGAGCGTATCGTTACGGATACGTAGACAATCTACGTCCGATCCATCTCTCGGCACCCATTCGCATGGGTATTGAAGCGCACAAGTTCTTCGAGGACGCTGAGAGAGTAGGTGATGAGAAAGCATTAGAGCTTGTCGATCAGCGATGGGAAGCGTTGACCGCAGACCAGCGAGCAATCTATCAGAATCGAGGGAAGGGTGATAAAGTATTGCCACCACTCCCAGATGACTTACGTCGGATTGTTCGATCCTACCGTTACCAGTATCAAACTGATGACTGGGAAGTTGTGGGCGTTGAGCACAAGTTAGACGTTGTGATCGAGGGTCGTCGGCACGTTGGGATTATGGATCTTCTCGTTCGAGACGCACGATTTGGTCCGGGCCTTACATTAATAGATCGTAAGACGACAAGTCGTATTCCTGATGACAGTGTGCAACTAAATGATCCGCAATTGGCGTTCTACGCAGCGTTGTGGAACGCTACCAATGAAGAAAAAGTAGAGCAGGTAGTGTTCGATTACATCGTCACTAAGGCTCCAACTACCCCTTCTCTTGTGGGTCTTAAGGATCGACCTCGAGCCGATGGTACATACGCTGATGGTAAGGGACCACGTATATCAGGACGTGCTATCGAGACTACGGTGTTTGAATTTATGGATGCTGTTGAGAGTGCTTCTTATGAGTATCCCGGCATCAGGCTTATTGATTACAAAAAACAGATTGATAATCTAAATGCCAAGCCAAACCCATTTTTCCGTCGCCGAGTCATCCGTATGACACCAATGATTTTGGAGTCAGCTATGCAGGATGTGCGAGCGACAAATACCTTCATTAATGCTGCGACGAAGGCTAATGTCTTCCCGCGATCTGTGGGTCCATTCACATGTCCATCGTGCCAGTTCAAGGTGCTATGCAGTTCTGAGCTTCAGGGCGATACTGACATGGTGAAGGAAGAATTGCAGCGTTTTGAAAAGAGTGACTACTGGGATCGTTATCATGCGGTATCCTAACGAACAGGAGGTTCAGACTTACAGTCTACAGGGTATAGATGACAGCGAGCCGTTTACAATTGAGGGCCACCGATGCGTGGTGAATCAATACGGTGACGCAACGTTTGTGGAAATATTTAGGGACGGAGAGCTTGTGTTTAATATGCGAGCCGAACTTGTCAAGTATATAAGGAGGGCAGATGCCAGTCCCGCAAAGTGAAACAAAGGAAGCTGTGATGCCTAAAGCTCCCACAGCGCCTACTGGCTCTTCGCCAGTCATCACGACAACTGATAACCAATCCTACCACCGATTATTCGTGGTGTACTCACAGCCGGGTGCCGGGAAAACGCACCTGATTGGTACGGCCCATGAAGCCGGGAAAAAGGTGCTGTTAGTTGATTGTGATTTCGGTGGCGGCGAAACGTTGGATCAGTTGCCAGTAAACACCACTCGTCTAAACTCGTTAGAGGAGTGGTATGGTCTATCCGAATGGCTCGAGGCAGGACACGCTGAAGAGTTTGATGTGATAGCGTATGATACTGGATCAACACTTCAGGAGATGCTTGCCTCTGAAGCGCTTAAAAAATTGGGCGCTCACGAGGATTTTGGTAACCACTACAAGGTGGTCCGTGATATGATGGTGCGGCATTTGCAGGAGCTTAAGAAGCGTGACGTTACGCTTGTAGTGACTGCACATGAACACGTTGATTATCAAGGTGTTGGAGAAAACTGGTCACAGAAGACGATTTCAGAGGTCAGACCAGAATTTGTGAACTCTGTATGGCGTGGGATTAACCGAATCACGTCAGTAATAGGCCGCTTGACGCTTGTGAAGGCTGAAGGCGGAGGTTGGGTGCGGCGATTGGATTTCCAAGAGAAACCCGTCATCACCGCAAAAGATAGATCAGGTCGCCTTCCCTCGAGGATGGACGACCCAACATGGGAGAAGATCTCCCAAGCATTGGAGGGCACTCGTGCCAGCAAGTGATCGTAGTTTTGAGTCTAAGGACAGTCAGCGCGGATCTACAGGATTCGGGCGTCCAGTAGTCCCTAACGGAAACTACAAGCTCGAAGTCGTGGATTCCGAGGAGCGAACATTCGCCTCCGGTAATAAGGGAGTCATGGCAACCTTTGAGATTGTCGATGGGCCAGAAGGCTCAGATGAGCATCTCGGAACACAGCTTACATCTGCTTTTGTGGATTCAGAAGCTTCGTACTGGTTCCAACGTAGTTTCGCTGAGGCTCTGAATGGTGTTGAGTACGCTGAAGGTCAGCAGGTCGCTATCCCGTGGTCACAGGCTAATGGGAGGCACGTAGGTGCCGTGGTCGCCGCTGAAGTTGGGCGTGACTGGACCAACCGTCAAGGTGAAGTGGTTAAAGGTCAACTAGAGTCTCGGATTAAGAGATTCCTTGACCACCGTCCGTGGGAAGCTGAGTTCACCGACTTCGGTGTCTAACCCAGAGACTCGGTTACAACAATCCATCATCCGCCGCCTCCAATCGGAGGTTGGCGGATGGTGGGTGAAGTATCATGGATCTGCTATCACAAGAGCCGGAATACCCGATATTCTGGGCGGCTGTGAGGGGCTTTTTTTCGCGTTCGAGGTAAAAACACCCACAGGAAAGACGACGAAGATTCAAGACTATACAATACAAGAACTCAATGATAGCGGGGCTGGTATAGCTCACGTTGTTGATAACCCTGATGATGCCGTACGTATCGTTAAGGACACTCTACAGGAGTTAGATGATGATTAATGAATCCGATCTCGCAGATCAGCTACGAGATAGTGGTGCATCACAGGTGACGGCTGAGGAGTTTGCAGCACAAGTTAAGAGTATGACGGAGCAAGTGGCAATGGAAACCGCCTCGCAGGACTCGTTGACCATATTCCACGAGATTGCGTTAGCTCACGGGTTCTCACCGGAGAACGCACGTCAACTTCTAGTTGAAGCCGGGAGACTTTTCGAGTTGGATGACGAGTGGACCCCTGAAGACGCAATTTTTGTGTCTGACTGGCTCAAAGAAGCTCAGGCTAAGAAGCGTCGAGCGACGCCCGGTCTTCCGTACGAACCGGATGTTGATGGGGCAGCGCGGATACCGGAACCTGCATATGATGATGCTCGCATACAGAATAGCATTATCGATGCAGAAGTCGTTGATCCTCCACAAGCAGTGGCAACAACGGTGGTAGGGGATATGGATCTCTCGATTAACTTCGACACTCGAGAACAGGCTGAAGAGTTCTTGGCTACCCTAAAGGCGTCTGGGGTGAGTTTAGGCAAGCCGGGAGCGGCGCGTGTTATCATGACAATCAGCAGCTACACGGCTCAAGCAGCAGTCTGGCAGGATCTATAGGCACATCACGGGTTGTTGTTTAAGCTTATCAAGCATGTACAGGATATAAGGAACTTCTTGTCGAGGTTTGAATATAGCCCTGTTCCCATCAACGCTATGACACCCTATGGTAGCAGCGCTTTTAAGCCGTCGAAAAGTGTTCACACGTCCCATGTGTACTTTCTTTCCTTTGAGACGGGCTTCCTGCATAAGCTCATAGCTTGGTGAGGAAAGCTTCCAGTCAGTAGTGCCCCCCACGAACCACACATCAAATGCGTCCCAATCAATATCCACATGTTCTATACCGTTTTGTGCAACCAACGCTGCGGAATACCCCAAATCCCGTATTAACGGAAGAACAGGCATTGCTTTATCTATGGTCGCATCAACGTCCCCTAACACATCAGGAGCCGTAGCGAATAGGCACTTATCTTGGTATATTGATTTTCGCTTGAGAAAAGCTAAGTACGAGTCTAATCTGAACTTCTCTGGTCGAGTAAAGCTCATTGTATCCATTCCCCACGTATACCCAAGCATCTTTTCTCGGGACCGTCTGCCGTTCCAACGGTTCAACATTATCCCGGTGTCATCTCTATCCCTAAAAGCAATATCATGATATCCTGACAGAAATATCACGTATCCTCCGAAATACAAACACTATAGCGATTGCTATGATTGTCATATAAGCTTTACCGACAAGCTGTCCTTCGATAAATTGCAGCGACCCAAAAGCTAAAGATAAAAACAGCGCTGAGTCTGCAACCATACCAGCAGCATTCGACGCTAACACAGCAGGTATCCAGCCACGGCGTCTCAGGGGCGTATATATTGCAAAGTCCAGCAACTCAGAACAAGCAAACGCTAATCCGCTGGCTATAGCAAATGTTGGTTCTATGCACCACGACAGAAAAGCCCCTAGAAATATTGCAACCAGCACCCACCGCCTACCACCTACTTCGTGCATCCAGTCACGAACGCTGAAAGCTAGTCCAGCAGCGAAAACACCAGCAGGTGCAGTGAGTCCAAACCCAATAGGCACAATACCGAATGTAGCAAGTGCCCAGTTCGCTCCTACAACTGTGGATATAAAAAGAGCTAACGCAACATACTTACCCATTACCAATCCTCTACTTCCACGTCATAGGGAACATACGTTACGCCTACACGATTGCCGTTGTGGATGTCCAATAAGACACCACCAACGTTGGGGTGAAGATTCTTCCCCTTCTCGTACGGTGTCTGCGACTGGAAGCACGCAGCATTAATGCCGGTGACACCCTTTTCATACACCGAGTTAAAGAAGTGGAAATGGCCTACGAGCAGGATGTCTGGGGAGGATTCATTCCTCCAGATCTCCTGCTGCGCCCGGTAACTCTTCGCGAGGCCCGGACTGCCGCCCGGATGGAACAGCCGAAACTTTACCCCGTGTATAGAGATATGCGCTTCATCGTTCCCAATGAACTTAAAGTCATCGCGCTGTTGACTGACGGCTCGAACCGGATTGTACCCGCTCTCTTTCATGAGCGAGATATCGTGGTTCCCGGTAATAATTGAAGTCTTCAGTCCAGTATCGGGATACTTAGCTACGGCGTAATCGACCATTTCATCCGCAGAATCCAAGAATCGTAAAAATTCCGATCCTCTGTGGCTCATACGGCCTTCGAAAAGGTCGCCTACATGCAATACCTCCTCCGCACCCTCACGTTTTGCAAACCGTAAGAACTTACGGAGTGCGCTGAGTTGCTGGAACTTCGATCCTAGATGCGTGTCTGAAACGACCGCCACCCGGAACGACACTTAGTTTCTCCAGCGGAACGCCTTATCCGCTGCCAGTAAGATTCCCACCAAGAGAGCCGACACGCTCGGCCCAACGAGATCGCTGAAGTCTTTTGACTCCAAGGCAATCTGGATCGCTGGAAGTACGGCAACAAGCGCCGAAGCTACAGCGCCCTTTGCCCACCGTTTAGCTAATACATTTCTTTTGCTAGCTGATGCACAGCCACATGCACAACCCATATGTCCTCCTTTATATATCATTTTGCTGCGAACATCCAAATAAGACTGGCCCATCCGCCAAGGTTTAGAACTCCTAAACTGACGGCCCACCGCATCGCACGATTTTCGCTTGATGCTATTCTATCGCGTAAACTGGATTCTCTTCGATCTATCTCCTCCCTCGGGACGACTACTTTCGTAACCGCTACCTGAAAGTCTGCGAGTTGTTTCGTTAAGGCTATGATTTCTGTCCGTTCGTGACCGTTCATACGGTCAACCAACAATCAAGGAGATTAATATCTCCTTGTCAGCGTCTGTGAGCGATTCCATGCTCTCGATCACAGCAATCCGAGGATCGGTAACCGGAACAGCTACATGGTTGTCCAGTACCGTTTGTGCGGTAGATCCTAGATCTACAGGCTTTCCTTCAGCACTATATCCAAAAACTGTGGTGGTTGATCCGTCAACGCTAGATCCAATACCGCTACCTGTGTTTACGCCTGCGGCCTGAAGCTCTTCTTCAAGCTGTTTGAGTTCTACGTTATTAGTTGTAGTAGCCATTAGTCATCGAACTCCATGACGATTAGGGCACCCTGACGTATCGTAAATGTGCCTGTGGATACCTTCATTCTAACATCAATCTCATGGGACGCATCACTGACGCTGGTCCAGACGTGCATCCCTGAGTACACATAATCTTGATTCGAGAGGTTCTGGGTTACTTGGCTGACGCCAACTTCGAGAGCCGAGTCAAGCTGAAGGGCCATGTAATTGTTTGCGCTCGTTGTGTTGTTATACCCACTCAAGAAATACCACGCGATCAGGCCACCTTTGGTTGTGGTCAGCGTGATGTCACCATTTGTTACGTCCACATAACTCGTACTCGTCGTGTTGCCACCAACACCGGATTGAAAGGCTACGGCAGTAAGCTTCCCGCCGCCTGCTGCGGCCCACACAGGATTGGCAGATCCACCCTGCGTCTTCAGG